ACAAAACAATGTTTTGATCGTTGCCGTAGGATTTGCTAGAACAGCTACGCTGATTTTACAAAAGAGAAATAATCTGTCAAGAAAATAATTTATCTTGGATATGTCTACTAACATAGCCATGCACAAAACGAGTTACGTCTCTCATTCTTTGTTCAGCAGGTTCAAGCTCATTATAGTAAGACCAGTAAGCATCTAATGTGATATCAGTCATGTGATTATTACTATCGCCTAATACTTTGAGAGAAAGAACAATCTCTTTAAACCTGTCTTTTGACTTACAGGTCTTGGCATATTTCCTAATTAAATTAATATTGTTATTCATTATCCAGTACACTCCCCACCATCTGCCTGACAGAAATAACCTTGCTGATCGAATACCCAATCTTGTTGGCTGCTAACAAAGTTCGATAGTGATTCAAGGTTTCTATCTCTGTTAAATTGTTTACCAAATCTTTTTTCTGTATCTATCCACCATTTAGATCGATCAGGATTCTCTTTCATTATCATGGCTAACTGGGATTCAGATTTTAAAAAACATAAATCACAATTACCTTTTAAAGTTTTCCCACCAACAACAGGTAAGTTAAGTCTAAATTTTTGGCTATTCCAAAACTCATTTACATTTATAAGAGTTTCTTGAGCTTCGTAAATAGGATAAAAAGGATAAAAACCATCTCTAAAATCTGTCTTGTATCGCTTTGGTTCATCTGCTCTTATGCCTAGAGCATGATTCCATTTATACCAACCTAATGATTTTAGGTATTTAGCTGAAGTTTGTATCTTTAAAACACCAGTGCAAAACCTTTGCAAAGCATTAGGTAATCTACCATATTTATTTATTAACTTGTCAAAAGGTTCGCCATTGCGACTAGCTGAATTGTGACTAACTTCTTTAAATGTATTCTTGCCATCAACTTCATCATATTCCAGCCATGTAACATGAACATTCCATCTATCAGAACATTCTTGAATAAAATCTAAAGTTTCATTCATCTCTCTACCAGTATTTGTAAAGATAACTTTTGCTCTTTCAGGTAAACCTTGATTAGCTTCAAGTATTTTGTAAAGCATATAGGCACTAGTGCGACCACCACTAAAACTTATCTGCACATTTCCATCAGGCAATATATAATTATTATTTTTCATTGGCACACTCATAACCTACCAAGGCATAGCCTAAAATATCTTGCCATGAATCATTATGATTAGATGTTTCCATTAACCTAGCTTGCTTTACGGCAATCATGCAAAGAGCTACTTGTTCAGGAGTAACTTCAGTATCTAACAGGACAGACCACAAACGAGCAATACGAGTATGATTATCGAGCATTGACCCATAGCTTTCCCCTCTTTGCTTAACAACATCAGCAGTTTTCTGCAACAACTCTAGCTTATCCATCTCTTTTCTCCATGTCATTTTCTTTATAAAAACAAAACTTATCTTGTCCTATAATTGGTTGCCAAGCTCTTCCTGGTCTACTTTGCCAACCTTTGTGATTCACTCCCTTGCTTTCATGTAATACTTTCCAACCAGCACCCTTTAAACTAGAGCCTGACTCGCTTTGTAAAGTGTAAGTTATTATTCTTGTTCCTCCCATAGCTTTCCAGGCTCTCCAACAAGCTGAATACAAAAAACTATTAGCTCCCTTTGGTGCATCTTCTAAAACACAAACCCTCCTAACCTCTGCTGTAGTGCCGTTGTCTTTATGCAAAGAGATTGGTCTTCCTACAATAGCAACGCCAACCAAATTAGAGAAATCAGAAACTCCTATACAAAATTTACAACCTTGAACAGCATAATTATGTCTATGAAAGTTAGAAACAAACTCATTAGCTTCTTTTAAATTAATTGGCACTAAACACAATGATTTCAATCTCTTTCCCTCACTATGTAAAACCATGTTTCTATATCTACTTCACAAACCAAATCATGCCCAGAATTAAAGTTCCTTGATAACACATCAAGAGAAATAACACATTTTATAGGACAATTATTGTATTTGTATATTAATACTGGAGTCAGATTTAAACTCGCAGCAGATTCCTTTGCTTGCTCCCACCAAGCACGCTTAAACGTAGTGCCTTTGAGATATGCTTTACATTCAATAGACCAACCAGGAATAATAATATCAGCCATACCCTTTGATTGGTACTGATCCAGGTTTCTCTTGGCATCTATGTTGAGATTATCTTTGATGAGCTTGCATATCTTTCTCTCAAAAGATGCACCTTTGTTGCGACTATCTGCCATCGATCATCTTCTCTTGAGCTTGTTTGAGAAAGTCATTCGCAGTTACTTGACCAAGTGTAGCTAACTCTATCTTGTTCATTGTGTCAGGTGTTGGGAATCTCTCGCACTTCAACAACCTACATATAGCTGATCTAGTTAACCCTGATTTGAGGGCAAACTTATTTTGTGTCAGCTTATTCTGTTTCATGTAGTCGATTAATTTCATGTTGCTAGAATAAATAAGTGTTGACAACCTGTCAATAATAATATATAAAGGTGTTGACAGTAAAGATTAAAAAGAATAATCTAGTATAATATAGCAAAGGGAATAACATGATTAAAAGAGTTTATAGATTTGAATATGATGGATACATAAAAGATTGTCCTAAATGTGGAGGTGTTTTTGAGAGTGGTTTTTATGTTCCCAAAAAAACCGAAACACTTAAGTGTCCTAGTTGTTGGCATGAGGGAGATTGGGATGAATTTGGGGATCAAATGAAATTTGATTGTGGTCAAATAGAAGATAGGTTTTATCAAAAGAAATCAGAATACATGGGAAGAAAAGAACTTGAGAACTGGGATAAATGGGAACAAGGTTTTTTAAAAGCAGTGGAAAGGAAGTTTAAATAACATGGCAGAGATACCTGATTACAGATTAAACTTTGGCATTGAGCATGAAAGTGCAAGCAATGGCACAACAACCAAAGACGAGATGATACTCAAGCATTACCTTAGAAAAGAACATAAGATGTCTTTTCCTATGGCATCAAGACCAATAGCTGGGATAAACGTACAGACAGGTGTTGATTGTGCAATGGGATTACATAACTACAGTCCTATCAGAGGTGTCCAAGAATCAATGGATATCAATGAAGCAGTTAGGTATGCACTCACAGAATACCAAGCATACACACCTAGGACATGGGATAATGGCAAAGATGCAGAGGAATACGAAGAGTTTCGAGAGCATATCCCTGAAATGATTAAGCACGCTGTTGATGGACTACAAGAATATTTTAGTGGTGTAAATCGTATCGAGGGAGAATCAATGAAACAATTTATTGAGCCTAAGATAGATGTACCAGTTGTTTTATATCAAGATTACTCAGGTGGTGGTAGACAGATAGATCTTAAATGCTCTCTACCAATGAGAAACCCACCAAAGAAAGATGGAACTAGGTCTTGGCGTATACCTAAACCTAAGACAGAACCATCAGCACAACAAGTTATGCAGCAAGCAGTCTACTGGAAAGCTACAGGAGAGAAACCAGCTTTGTTGTTTGTAACTGCATCAGGTTACAACATAGTAGACGAAACGAATTGTGAGCTTATGACAGAAGATAATCTGCAAAAGGCTTATGATGATGTAGTACGTTCTTGGTTAGTCACTCAGAACTTACTCAAAGCAAGTAGAGGTTCATGGAAAGCGTTAGCTGGACTAGTCCAACCTGACATGGTGCAGATAGCACAAAGACATGGACCAAACATTACCAACCTAGCAAAACAATTATGGGAGCTATAACATGACAGATCCAAGAACATTAAGAAGAAACCTAGATCCATACACTAGCCATGAAAGTGCAGAGAAAGTTGATGCAAATCGCATGGAAAAGATCGTATGGGGAGTCATTGATTCATTCGGAGAGCATGGCTGTATATCCGATCAAGTGCAGTACGCTTTACCTGAATATCGATACAGCACGATTACAGCACGCTACAAAGCCTTAAAGGAAAAAGGTATGATTGTAACTGATGGAACAGCTATCAAGGCTGAGAGTGGCAGAAAACAGCTAAAGATGTGGAGTTCCAGGCATTACTACCATGAATCAGTCACAGATGAGGAAAGAATACAACATATGGCAGAAGAAAGGGCAGGGATATGATTAACGAATTAGTAAGCAAATGGAACAAGCAGATGACTGATACTGAACAGTATCATGCACAAGCTATAGATATATTACAGGATCGTATAGCTAAACTAGAGAGTAAGCACGAAGTTGTTACCAAACAAAACGAAGTGCTTATGGAAATGTTAAGTAAGTTAATGAGAGGAAACAATGAGTAACTTAGCTAAAACTATGGATACCATTGCAGACTTACACAAGTCTCATGGTGTCAAACAAAAAGGTGGCAAGCTATACACACAAGTGGTGCATAGAATGGAAGCCTTTAGACGTATACATGGCACAGACTTTGGTCTTAATACTGAGATACTAGTCAATGATGGCAAGCGAGTTGTTATCAAAGCTATCATCACAGATAAAGATGGTCGAAGTGTAGGTGCTGGTATGGCAGAAGAGATACGAGGACAAGGCATGGTCAATACAACATCTGCTTTGGAAAACGCTGAGACTTCTGCAATAGGTAGAGCTTTGGCTAGTCTTGGACTAGCTGGTGGAGAGTATGCTAGTGCGAATGAACTTGACGCAGTTCAGAGAAAAACGCAAGCTATGAAAGAGGAGCCGAACAAACTCGTATCCCCAAAACCCCAGGCTCCTCAACCTTTGACAAAAGAAGATGTTAAGAGTATTCCACCTAAACCCCCACAACCTAGAGAATTAACAGACGAAGAAAGGAGACAAATACACGCTAAAAAAGTAGAAGATTTTGAGCATTGGTGTCAGCAAAAAAGAACAACTGACCAATTAAATTCATTCTACACTGAATCTCAAACTACCTTAAATGAGATGAAACAACATAACCCTGACTTGTTTAAGAAGGCAAGTCAGGTATTTCTAAAGTATTTAGACCAACTAGAAAGGAAATTAAATGGCTAATCAATATAGAAAAGTAGTAAACATAACGCTATTCCCTAACTCAGAGGGCAAAGCTACACATGGTAACTCAAAGTGGACACCATACAAAGACGGCAGTCCAGCAGATATCTATCTAAGAAAAGATGCTAGGTATAGTGTAAAGTTATTTGGTAATGATGACGGATCACTTGGTCTTGCCATATCAGAGGTAGTGCAAGGTCAATACACCGATAGTATATCAGATGGTGTGTCACAACCAGGCATGAAATCACTAGCTCAGTCTATTGATCCACCAAAGCCTAGTCCTATTTCAGCACTAAAAGATGAGTTAAATGATGACATACCATTCTAAAGCGTATTATTCTACTCAAGAAGCTACCGAACTGATGTTTGGAGATACACCAAGCAATAGAAAAAGACTTCTTCGTTTGTTACAAAACGGAGAGGTCAAAGGTAAAAAGTTTGGGAAGCGTTGGTTTGTTTATGCAAGCGAAATAAATGGAGAGAATAATGAAGTACAACAAGGCTGGAATTGACTTTGAGAACTGCTATGTTTGTGGTGCTAAACTAAAAGAAGTTACCACTAAGAGAAACCTGCAAAGGAGATGCAAAAGCTGCATCTATCATGGTGTTGGACAGTTAAAACCAGTTGTAGTTGATACTGAAGAAGAATTAGAAGATTGGAGTGTGCTTGATGATCCAAGAGCCGTAAACGAAAAAGAGTACGGCAGGGTCTTTAGAGAACCAACACAAGTATATACTGGTCACTCTAGTTTATCTGAATTAGTCACTGGTGGATCTAGCTATGACCATAAACATGGACCATCAAGAGACGGAGTTCGATACAGATACCGAAAAAAGAAAGAGTAATTACTTCTTTTTCTTCTTAGCCTTCATTATCTTTTTTTGCAAAGCACTAGGCAATGTCTTTTGCTTTGCAGTTAAACCATTACCAGCCATCTTTTTCTTAGCTGGTCTTCCTCTTTTAGAACCATAAGTTCCTTTACCCATTGGCATAGCTTTATCCTTTCTTTGATTTATTACGTTTACTAATTGCAGCAGCTTTTCTTTTAGCATCTGCCTTACTACTCGCACCCCATGCACGAAGCGAGAGTAATAACCTTGTAGGCTTTCCTTTACTATCTCTTTCAGGTCCACGCATACCTCCCATTCTAGCTAAAAAACTTGCTCTTCTTGGATTGTCACCTTTCTTAACTGGTGCCTTTAGATTCATTCCCTGCTTTCTAGCAGAAGCTCTACCCCTAGCATTTAATCCACCCTTGGGATTCTTACCTGCTTTTCTTTGCCATGCTGGTGTCTTAGCCATTAATCAAACCACTTCTATAGCCGTTAATCTTGTCATAAGTTAGTGTTTCTTTTCTTCCACTTTCTACATAACTACAGTGAATCCAGCCACTGTTACCACCAGTATAACATTCTAAGATTAACTGGTCAAAGTCCAGGTTCTCTTCTATCCACTTGGCAAGCTCATAGTTGTCTACACCAGCTACCTCAAAGTCTGCTGCTTGTCCTTTACAGTGCTGACTATTCTCAGAGCTTCCTATAGCAATAGACAACTCAGGGCATCTATAACCACTTGATACTATGAATGAACCAAACTTATCTCGTATTGGCTGTAAGATATTCTCAGCTAACAACCTCAAGTTATATATCTCATCAGCATTAGGAGCATTGACAATGCCTTTACGTTCTGCTGTTTGACTCTTCGTTAATTCGCTCAGAGAGAAGTTTGGACTCAGCTTTGACATTACTTAACCTTTCTATATCTTTTCGTTTTTGCTGCAATCTTTTTGGGTTGTTTAGATACTTGTCTACCTGCTCTAGTTGCTTTTCGCTTAGCAGCCGTAGTCTTGGCGTATTCACTGGCACTAAGAGCCTTAATCGCTTTCTCAGGTAGATAACGCTCACCTGTTGCTTTTCGCCCTTGTGTACTAGGTTTACCACTTTTAGT